ACAGTCGGCATACAGCAAAACACGTCAGAAACTGTCACGAAGAAAGGTTTTGACACAAGGAAGCGGTATCAGGTTATGGGTATTGATACATCTTTATATTCGGAGATTTGACATAACAAAGAAGGAACGCCGCGCACTCCGTGTGCTCGACAAGAAACTTGGTATGCAAGAAGGTACGCACGAGTTCTGGTGTGAGGTATGCCCCCACATCAAGTATGCTATAATATCGACCGCAAAGAAGGAGAGTAAGAAAAATGATTGAAGTTCTCATTGCAATCGAATTGGTTGAGTGGCTTGCAAAGGATGTCCACTACCGTTCAAACGATGCGTATTTCTATGCGCTTCATCTTCTGGCCGACAAGGTTGACTTCGGCTCATCGGAGGATGACTTGAAGGAGGCGTACTGGCTCGGCCAGAAAGAAGAGTTGCCTCCTACCGAAAAGCAGATTCACGAAATGTCCGTGGCTCAATGCCCAGACGTTCGCGCCCTCGACAACATGGGGCTTGTCCGTGCGCTGTACGATGCGTGTGCGAACGGCATCTATGCAATCGAAGAGGCGAAGCGCGAGGCAGGGCTTACCGCTGGCGTTCACGCCATCGTGGATGGTGTTTCGCAGACGATGCTCACCATCAAGGGTCTGGCGTGGAGGACGCTGAATGGCGACGGCACTTCAGAAGATAAATGAAGTCACCGAGGAACAGCGCGTCAAGATCGTGACGATGCTGATTTCCGGCGAGTTTCCAGTCGATGCCGTAATAGCCCGTGAGGTCGGAGTACAGCCGAAGGTTGTCACCGATCTGCTGAAAAGCGATCCAGAACTCGCGGAACTGCGTAGGCAGAGCGAACTGGAAATGGCACAGCAGATCGAACACTCCGCAGTACAGTTGGCAATCAACGGCAGAAACGAAGTCGCACGTCAGAAGTCGCAGGAGTTTCTGTTGAAGAAGATGATGCCCGACAAGTACGGCGACGAGGCGAGTAAGCAAGATGTTCAGGTTGGCAAGCGCGTAAACATATTCCTGAAACTACCAGAGGTAAAGACGGATGCGAACGGCATACCTATCGTCGCGTCCGAAAGTCCATTGAAGCCAAAGGTGATTGATGTCTGAAGTTCGCAAGGCGATAATCCTCAACACGAGGGAATACAAGAAAGAGACGGGACAGATAGACCTGACCGATCTCTGGAATCCAGCGATGAACTCCGTGTGGAATGTCATCGCTCCATTCGTAGTCGGTAAGAAGTTGCGCGGTGACATAAGCCCATGCAAGTACGACGAACTATTCCTTCAGGGTGGTCGTGCGTCTGGCAAGTCATACTTCGCTTCGGTCATCGTATGGCTATCGCTTGAGAATGATCCAGACAAGAACGCAGTCATTATCCGCAAGGTAGCATCCTCGCTCCGTAAGTCGTGTTGGAAGCAGATGATGAAGGTGCGCGAACGCCTCGGCTACTTCCACTGGAAGCCAAATAAGACGGAACTCACGTTTACGAACGAGCGCACTGGTCAGCAGATATTCTTCGTTGGCCTCGACGATGAAGAGAAGGTGCGCTCTATTACTGTGGAACACGGGTATATCTCCATCGCGTGGTTTGAGGAAGCAAAGCAGTTCTCTTCAATGGAAGAGATCGACCAAGCGGTTTCGTCGTTGCTCCGTGGTGGCGACGATGACGATGACAGAGGTGTTCTCGGCGGCGACGATTGTGATGACGAGTGTGGCAACATGGAGTACATGACCATCCTTACATATAATCCGCCGAAGTCGCAGTTTGACTGGATAAACAAGGAAGCCAGAATCAACAAGCCGAATCGTCTGACACACAAGTCAACATACCTCACAATGCCGAAGAGGTGGCTTGGTCGAAAGGTGTTGAACGAAATCGAGGCGATGAAGCAGACGAAGCCGACGCAGTATGCTCATATGTACCTCGGCATGATTACCGGAACTGGCGGCGAGTATTTCAAGAACATAACAGTCCGTCCGATTACAGACGAAGAGATAGCCAACTTCGACTACTTCAACATGGGAATCGACTGGGGATATTCCGATCCCAACATCTTCCACAAGACATACATCCACGACCAGAGGATGTACATCTTCGACGAGATCGCGCAGACGGGACTTCCGACGAACGGAGAAAACAAGTATGAGGCATTTGCAAGAGAAGTCAAGAAGCATACCACTGATTGTCCCGACGATACGATCTGGTGCGACGCGCAAGGCAAAGCGGAAGCCGCAATCTTGCGTGGCCCTAAATTCAATATACCTGTGGAGTTCGCTCCGAAACAGGGCGCGAACGGACGCACAGAAGGGTACTCGTACTTCCAAGGTTTGATTGAAATCATCATCGACCCAGTTCGCTGTCCGTATGCGGCGGCGCAGTGGCCGATGTTTGAATCGAAGTTAGCCCCCGGTGGCAAGGGTTGGCTCGATGAGCCTGGCACTAAAGGCGACCACTCGCCAGACGCTTGCAGATACTCGGAACACGAGAACATCGCCGTCGCAAACTACGAGGAAGATTACGACGATGACGGCTCTGTAGTTCCCGAAATAGACGATGACGAGGGTGGCGTTGACTACAGCGTCGGCTTTGACATCGACGATGATTAAATGTTAGAATGAAAACCACGAGGACTAATATGCGTAAGTCAAAGCCAAAGAAGTCAAGCCGTGAATCCCTGATGGAGAAGTACGACAAACTTGCGAAGCAAGGTCTGTACATTCAAGCGATTGATGATTTGTCCGATCAGGAACTCAAGGATGTAATTCAGTACGAGCCGAAGATTCCGATGAGCAATCGTCGCGTCCGCAAGTTCGCTTGCGATTCTGCTTCTGCCGGATGCACAACGTCGCCGGAGTACAACGGCCCGATTCCGCTTGGCTTCCGTGAGATTCCTCCGTCACATCTTCTCGGATTCCGTGGCCCTATCGGAAAGGCGTTGAAGCACTTTGGCGCGAGAAACTTCTTCCTCGGCGATCAGGTCAATGCTTGGTTTGACCAGAACTGCTTTGTGAACAAGGCGGATTCAATGCCCGGTGAGGACGCTGTTGCCGCAGGATATGGATTCTCCGTACACGGCAAGAACGACAAGAAGTTGGTTGACACTCTCGACGTGATGTTCCACATGGAACATTTCAACCTCGACGCTACACTCCGCGAGTTCGACCATCACAAGCGTTGCTTCGGTGCGGCGTTGATGATTCCGTGCTTCGACGAGGATGTCGATATGTCGATGCCGTTCACCGACTGGTCGCAGTTGAAGGGCAAGACGTTCCTTGGTTGGACTTGCATCGAGCCGTACTACCTCTCGCCCGACTTCGATCCTGAAAGCCGAGAGATCAACGACCCGACGTACAAGTTCTACATGACCCCTACGCATTGGAATGTGTATGGAGTGAATGACAAAACGACAAGCGTAAAGCGCATCCACCGTTCGTGGTGCTTCTTCCGCCGCAATGTCATTACGTCGAAGATTTACCAGCCGATGTACAAGTGGCAAGGGCCGTCTGTTCCTCAGATGATTCTCGAACGTCTGTACTCTGCGGAGGTTTGCGCGAATGAATCGTCTATGCTTCTTCGTAGCAAACGTTCGTTTGTAATGGAAGCGGATGTTCGCAAGATGGCGGCGAATCCCGAATACGCCCGTAAGTTCCTGAAGAACTGCGCGGCCAATTCCGACAACTGGGGTGTGCGCGTCGTGCCTCGCAACTCGAACGCGAAGCAGATGGATTCGTATCTCTCGGAGTGTATGCCGCTTACGACGGCGCAGTACGGTATTCTTTGCGCGGAGATTTCGATTCCCGCTCCGAAGTTTATGATGGCGCAGTTGACTGGCTTTGCGAACAGTGGAAACTACGAGGTCAAGTTGTACGCGCAGAAGGAACGCCAGTTGCAGTTGGACGAACTCGTGCCAATCGTGAAGCAGACGTGCAAGATTGCTACTGCGTGTGAAACTGGAAAGCCGATTGAGTTCGACGTGAAGTTCGGCGATGTCGATGTACCGACCGTGACCGAACGTGCGGAGATCATGTACGAGGAAGCCCGTGCCGCGAAGTTCTTGGAAGAGGCAAAGGCGTTCAAGCGCGGCGACAAAGGCCCGGGAACTCACCACGGCACTGAAGAGGTCGCAAAGACCTGACCCACTTGTGCCGAAAAACAAAATGGTGTATCATATACGCGATGTCAAAGAACAAGAAGATTGACGCTAACGGATTCGTGACTTACAACGACTGTAAGTTTTTCTGCGAATGTGTCGCCGACTACCTCGGATCGGAAATTGATCCTGACGGAAAGTTCGGTTGCAAGCCGAAGAACATCTACAAGGTGTACCGCCCGAAGTCCGAGATTGCAAACAAGGAGTTTGTCGAAACTCTAAACGCGAAACCCATTCTCGACGATCATCACATCATCGGCAACGTCGATGGTTTGATCTCGCCGGACAAGAGGCGCGAAGTCGGTGTGCTTACCGACGTGAAGGTTGTCGGCAATGAACTCCACGGTCGAATTGATGTCTGGTCGCCGGACATGATCGCAAAGATTGCAAGGGGCAAGTGCGAACTTTCCCTTGCGTATGGTTGTGAGTTCGTTCCGAAGAAGGGAATCTTCAAGGGCGAACGCTACGATTTCATCCAGTCCAACCTCAAGTGCGGAAACCACTTGGCGTTTGTTGACGAGGCAAGGAACGGTCACGATTGCCGCGTTATGGACGGGATGTTCGCTCGTGACGAGAAAATTCAGTTGGAGAAACCCGACATGGATATTAGCAAACTCTCCGCAGATGAAGTCGTTGAGGCCCTCAAGGGTTGCTCCGATGAAGTCCGTGCGAAGTGCAAGGACTTTCTGAATACTCCCACGGAGGAGGAAAAGAAAGCCGCCGAAGAGAAAGCCGCCGCTGATGCCGAGGCCGCCAAGAAAGCGGAAGAGGAAAAGAAAGCGGCGGAAGCCAAGGCCGCAGAGGATGCGGCGAAGGCCGAGGCCGAGCAGAAGGAAGCCGCCGAGAAGAAAGCGGCTGAAGATGCGGCAAAGGCCGAAGAGGAAAAGGCAAAGGCGTGTGATGCCGCCGTTGCCGAATACAAAAAGACGATGCAGTTGGCGGAGGATTGCAAGCCCGTGTTCGGGACGATTGCCACCGACGGCATCAAGACGGAACAGGAACTCGCCGTGAAGGTGTGCGCCCTTGATTCCGCTCCGAAGTTCTTGAAGGATTGCAAGCCCGAAGGTGCTATCGCCGCGCTTCGTGGCTATCTCGCAGGTTGCGGGGGCAAGAAGGTTGGTGCTACGATGGTTGGTGATGGCAACGTCGCGCGTCAGTCGTTCGCCGACTACATGGCGAATCGCTAAACAAGGAGTAGTAAAATGCAGACTACTATCAACAAGGACATGGCGGTTGGCATCCCCGGTACGCACGGGAATGGTCAGCCGTATTTCGCCGACCCGTATATTGCTGGCGCGGACGTGACGATGGGCGGTGTTGCCGCTATCGACACCGACGGAACTGCGATTCCGAACGCCTCCGGCAAGACCCCTGTCGGCATTTTCGTAAACCCGAATGAGCATATCCGCATGGTTCTTCCGTCGGACGAGCGTTCGCTCGTCGTGGCGAAGGGTTCGACTGTCGCGGTTGCAAAGAAGGGTGCTTGGTATATTGCCGTTCCGACCGACGCTACTGAAAAGGCGAAGTGGGTCAAGGGCGCGGGTCTTGCCTATGGCAGTTCCTCGCCGTTCCAGTTCGTCCAGAGCGCGTCGAACGTGGTTGCCGAGATTCTTTCGGTTGGCGGTGGCGTTGCGCTCATCCGCTTCAAGTAAGGAGGTAAGGTAAATGAAACCTGAAATGACGATTGTGACGGACAGCGCGACTGCTGAATCTTGCCGCAAGGGTTTCCATGTCGCTGACGCGATGGCGAAGTCGGACTTCGGCTACAAGAACGCGGAGCGCATGGGCTTCTCTTGTGACGCGGCGGCCATCAAGCGCGTCATGGATGCCGACCCTGAATACAAGGCGGCGATTGAGAAGTTCGCGGCTGACGCTGGCCTCTCGCTGGGCGACGCGAACATCGACGCTCTTGGGCAGTTCTTCACGCTGTTCAACGAGGCGACCATCAACGTCCTCTATCGTGGCCGCACGATGGCGCAGACGTTCGGTGTCAAGACGATGGGCGACTGGACTACGGAGCGCATCGCGTTCAAGACCCGTGAACTGACCGCGCAGGCATCGGTTTACGATGACTGGACGAGGGCGGCTTACGCGGCCTACACCTACGGTTGGGACGTTCGTGATACCCTCCGCCTTGAGTGGGCGCTGGAGGTCACGAAACTCGAAGAGGCCGTCGGTTCGGTCATGCGCCGCAATCCGTACAAGGACAAGAAGGACGCCATCGTCCTGAACCAGTCCATCTGGAACAACGAGTTCTTCGCCTACGGTGCGAGCATCGACGGCAAGAAACTCTACGGCGTGTTCAACGAGCCGAACCTCGCCACGCGCAAGCGCAACCTCCCCGTTGACTTCGGTGCTTCGACGCTGACGGTTGACGATGTGGTCGCCGCTCTCACGACGGTCAAGCAGACGTTCGCCAACGACCTTCAGGGCAACGGCGACATCGAGACGCTTCCGGTCGAGATCGCGTGTCCGCTGAAGTGGCAGACGGCGTTCACGATTCCGAACACCGTGACGGGATACACGGCCAACAAGTGGCTGGCGGAGAACTGGAAGTCGGCGACGATTTCGTTCAAGCCGGAACTTGACACGGCGGACGATGGTGAGCCGATGATGATGGCGTTTGCCAAGAGCGTCCCTGACGTTGGCATGGACACCATCAACCTCTGCGAGACGAGCAAACTCCGCCTCATCGGTGCGATGCCGTCCCTCAAGGGTCGTGAGGAAGCGTATTCCTCGTCGGTCGCTGGTGCGCTCGTGGCCGCGCCTCTCGGCGTTGCTCTCTGGGCGAACGGTGACGATTCCTCGGCTTCGTAAGCCAAAGGCAGGGGGTACGGTCTGTATCGCCGTACCCCTTGTCTCTATCTCAAAGTAGAATCCATTAAATCATTGGAGCGAAAATGAATACAATCATCAGCAAACGCACAAGTCCATTTACCTACATCAAGTGGGTGAAGATCAACGGTCAATTTCATACCGATGGCCCGGGCATTATCATCAATGGCGGAGCGGGTATCGTCGGTGGTTCGGAACTTCTTTCCGGCAGACCTCTCGAAAAGCGCAGTACACTCGTCCCCGTAGGCGTTATGACGTTCGTGGATGACGAGGTTCTCGACAAACTGATGACCATCGGCAAGTTCCAGAAGGACATCGACCGTGGCATCATTACTGTCGTGAAGGGCAAGAAACTCGATCAGGAGAAGGGCGATGACATCGCCGACAGAGACATGATCGAGGATGACCACATTCCTACCCGTCCTGTGACGCAAGAGGAAATGGAGAACGCTGGCGGTCAGAAGAGCAAGGATGGCTCGATTGACATCGGCGAGGTCGAAGAGGGTGACAGCCCGATCAAACAGCGCACGATTGAGGCGGGTCAGCCGGATTACGTCAAACAGCGTATGCGCGAAAATAAGAAGCGCGACGCGGCAGAGCGCAAACGCGCAAGCAAGAGGAAGTAAAATGAACAACTGGCCATCGGTATTTCCGCTCGACGATTTCCTGTCTCGCTTCACGGAGTTTTCCGACGAGACGAAGTTTACCCGCGCTTCTGTTCAGAGTGCAGGGCAGAGGGCTATGATGCACATCACCCCTCCGGCGCAGGATATGCCGATGGCTGGCTGTTATCGTGAGTATGCCCTGTTCCTTATGACGGGGCATCTTATCACGCTCGACAACCAGACGGACAATGACGGCGTTTCGATGAGCGGAACTCCGTTCAAGGCGACCATCGGTTCTGTCACAGTAGAGAATACGAAGCAGAACTCGTTTGTGTCCGATGACTGGAACTACTGGCTGAACCAGACGAAGTACGGAAGAGAACTCCTTGCGTATCTCGACACACAGGCGCAGATGATATTCCTGAATACGCCGGACGATACGGTGCGCGATCTCTTGTAAAGGATGCAAGACAACAAACACTTCGACCTTATCGCAGAGGCACAGAATGTTCTGTCGCCTCTTCGTGATATTTTGGAAGATGTTGAATTTGAGCGCGGAGAGAAGAACGACTGGTCTATCAATGACGACGCTATTTCCGAACTGATGAACAAGGGATTGTTCTATGTCACGCTGAAGCCGGACTTTTTCAAGGCGCAAAAGAAACTGATTCTCGACAGTTATCAATACACGGACAAGAAAGGGAATATAGTCACTATTCCAGAGCGCAAGTACCGTGGCGTTGGTAGGCACGGCAAGGGAAAGTTGACTGAACTTATCGAAAAGATTTTCGAGAACCGCACGTTCCATGAGTTCGCAAACAGATTGCCAAAAGGCAGATGGACTATAGACATTGGGTTTTTGAATCCTGAAGAGATACATACTTCTCCAGACGGCAAATCAACGATAAACGTAGGCGCACTTCTTCTCTGCCTATTTGCAAGTGGGTATGATCCGTTGCACATACTGCGTGACCAGAGCAAGATTAAACAGTGGCGCGAAGAAATGGGAAGTATCATAGTGGATGAAACAAATCGTCTGCTTAAAGGTGAGCGTCAGGATGTAAGACGCAAACTCGAATCTCTTGGAAAGAAAATTGCAAACGAAGTCGCGTACTACATAGAGAGCGGGATAAAACCGTCTCTTGACAAAGACACCATCACGAAAAGAAGGTCGCTGAAAAAGAGCCATCCGTCTCTTTACCCGAATGGAATCGAAGAGCCGCTGTCAGAGACGGAGCAACTTGAATCCTTCGTGTGGTTTCGCGTGAATGGCGAGAACGCTTGGAGAGAGTATTATCAGGAGTTTGAGAAAAGGCGCAAAGAAGATAAGGCAGATGCAAAGAAGGTTGCGGCGAAGGTTGAGAAGAAGTGGAAGGAATACAAAGAACCTTCTGAAAAGGATGCGAAGAAAAAGAAAAGCAAGAACAGAGTAAGCGGATTGAGCGTAAGAGAATCGAGCGACGAACTTGAGAAGATGGCGTTGATCCAGAGAAGGAACTCGATTGACAGAACCGCGACTGGAGAGATCGTGAATCGCGGCGTGAATGTACACGACACTCGTCAATACGAATTGCAGAGAAGTTCGCTTATTAAAATGTCAAAAGACATCGAATCGTTCAAACAGAGAATTGGTACTTCATTGTCTGTCGAGGAAATCAGAGAGGGTAGCATCTTTGATTCGTTGTCTTGGTCTGACAGACAGTTGGTGAGTTCATTTATAAGTGCTAAAAACATCTTGATCATACACGGTAGAAGAATAGGAAAGATTTTATGAGCGCATTTGGAAACATCCACAAGTTGGCATCGTCGCTTATTCCACAGCAGAACATCGAGTGGCGCAAGGCGGCGACAAGCACGGTTGACCAGTACGGTCAGGTCACTTCGACGTATGCGAACCAGAACGCTTGGAACACGGCAAGGGCGCACGTCCAACCGGGCATCGTCTCGTCGTTCGGCGGCAAGAACATTTCCGAAAAGGACTACAAGGAAATGGGTTTGGACTGGTCGCGCAGATATGTCACCATCTGGGTTAGCGACGCGAACATCACTTCGGTTGCCGGAGCGCAAAGCACCGACCAGATTCGCATAGGCGGAAATAGAATCTTCAACGTGATCCAAGTCGCCGACTGGATCGAATACAATGGATGGAAGCGTTGCTACTGCGTGGAGGTATTGGCATGAGCGAAGCAAATAAGACGCGCCTTGAGGTTCAGAAAATCCTGAAGGACACGATTACCGCAGGGATTACGGCACTCGGCGGAACTGGATGGACTGTGATGGAGTTCTCGAACGCATCGTTCCAGAGCGGTGACAAGATTGTCCTTATGAATCTTGTTCGCTCGGTGAAGTGCGGATGGCAACGCTTCACATATCCAGTCGAGAGCAACCAGTTGAAGCGTAGGGACGAATGGATTGACGAACAAGTGTGGCAACTGCACTTCATCTGCAAGCGCAAGGCGGGTGCTGACGGTGCTATGGCGGAAGATATGGCATCGAATCTATCAACTTGGTTCAACGGTGCTGGCAGTTTGATGTTCCGCAAAAGCGGCATAGCGCCACTCCGCGTTGAATCCGACAGCGTAATAGTGTATAATGATAACAGCGAATTATACCAGAAGCGCGCAGTATTCACGGTGAAACTGCAAGTGCCGAAGGAAATGCAAACGGCTGAAACCGAAATGGAGGCCCTGCTTCCGAAGGTCAAGCCAGTATAAAGGAAAAATAAAATGGCTATTCCGATTAGTGAATACATCGAGATTGCTACCAAATCAGCGACTGGTGCAGTCGAGAACAGGGACTTTTCTGGACTTGTTCTTACAAAGAACGCCATGAAAACCACCGTCACGTCTGCGTATGCTGACATCAAGCGCGACTATGCAAGCGGCAAGTCCGTTGCTCTTGCGCTTGAGGATGTGAACGCCTGTTTTGACGATGGTGATCTCAAGACGTTTGCCGCGCAATACTTCGGCTACAACGGCGGCAACAAGAAGCCGACGGTTCTGAATGTCGCGTGGATCGTTCAGGCGGCTTCCGCCTATTCTACGACCAGCGCGTACAAGATTGGCGACCGTGTGACCAATTCCAGCAAGACGTATGTCTGCAAGGAGGATTGTTCGGCGGGTGCGTGGGCTACGAACGAGAGTAAGTTCACCGAGTGCATCGCTTCCGATGCCGCGCCTATTGATACGTTCAATCGTGTCGTTGCCGAAACCATCAACTTCGGTTCTTGCACGGTTCTCGGCGTTATGGCGGCTTCGGCTGGTGCTGGTGTTGATTTCACGAACGCGCAGATCGCGGCAGTTGCTACGGCCAACGAAGCACTCGATGCGAACAATGTGTTCATCGTCTGCACTACGGCATCGAACGTTGCCACGTCGAACGGTACTGCGAAGATTGGTGGTCTGACGAGTTTTGACAATCTGAAGTACACGCACTGCTTTATCGGTGCTGACAAGTTTGGCGCAAGTCGCGCCATGTCGTGGTATGCTTTGGTGAACTACGATCTTGCGAACGCCTCTGCCTCGATTGACTTCAAGCAGTTTGTTGGCGAATCCGCCGCAGTCACCGATCAGGCGACGAAGAGGGCGTATGACAATGGCCGTCTCAACTACATTGGCAAGGTTCAGGTCTACGGCACTGGCCTCGCGTTCTATCAGCAGGGCGCGAACATGGACGGAACTGACCTTGGCGTTATCCGCGATTCTTCGTGGATCAAGGGCTTGATTACGGCTGACTACTTCAACCTCCAGTCGAGCGTCCAGAAGATTCCGGCCAACTACGTCGGCGCGGCTATGGTTCGCAATATCGTTGTCAGCGCGGCGACGAAGGGCATCGCCAATGGTGCAATCCTTCTCGACAAGCCGCTCGACGAGAACACCAAGGCCATCATCAATTCCTACGCGAATAACGAAATGGCCGCGAACGTCGTTTCTTCGGCTGGCTACTACGTCGATTCGAAGATTGTCAAGAACGGCTCTCGCTACGTCTGCCAGTACACGCTCATCTATGCGAAGGGCGACCATATTGGCAAGGTTGAAGGTCAGCACGTCATTATCTAACACAAGGAGGTAAAACTATGGCTATGGATATTTCAGCCGTCGGTGCGAAGATCGTCTTTAAGGGAGGCGATTACGTCGATGGCCTTACGATTACGGAGTTCTCGGACGAGGGTACTCCGTTCGAGTGTTCGGACGTTGACGTTTCTGACAATCAGAAGAACCTGAATGGTCAGATGATTTCGTCGCGCAAGCCCGCCGTCTACCCGTTCAGCATCACGGTCATTCCTGGTTCTCTTGCTGACGAGACGCTTCGTATGTTCCTCTCGGATAACTCCATCCAGCCGGGGAACAACGCGAAGGAGGATGTCAGGTACATCGACAGCGTGACGATCACGATGCCGAATGTCATCAAGGTCGGCGAGGGAACTGAACTTGGCGGCAAAAACGAGGTGACATTCTCGAATGTCCGCATCAAGGGTGGGCCGACTGGCCCGTCTACGAGCGCGGAAGGACGTATGTCTGCCCGTACCTACACATTTGAGGCCGAATCGTTTGTCTAATTCATTTTGAAAGGCACGAAATGACTTACGACAAATTCATTCAGCCGAAGGAAATCGAGATTGGTGGACGCAAGTTCACCGTCTCGAAGATTCCCGCTATGGACGCGCTCACGATTTATGGAAGCGTTGCAAAGTCAATCACGGAAAACGGTTTGCTCGGAATCACGATGCTTCCGCAGTCGGTTGAGAAGTCCATCCTTGGCTACACCGCATTGAGTGACAATGGAATCAACATCATCCCGAACACCGACGTACTCATCAACGACATCTTCAAGGGCGATGTCGGCGATCTGAAGAAACTCGTTGTTCATATGGTGAAGGAGAACTTCAGTTTTTTAATCGGTGGCGACCTCCTAAACCTATTGGCGGACAAGGTGGAGGCAACGGATTCCGTCTCGTAAATAAGCGCGAGGCATCGCGCAACCTTGATACGGTTGTAGCCCAAGTCCTCCAATCGGGTCAAGCGACACTGCGTGAACTGCGCGAGTGCTACTCGATGGAGGACTTGTACAATATCTGGGAAGTATACTACACCGGAAAGTACAACGAATGGATGGCGAAAGAGAATGTTAGGCGCGAAAGAGAAAAGAGGAAGTAAAGATGACTGAACTTATCAGCAGTTTTGAGGCCGCGCTTAAAAGGTTCGAGAACGCCGTCGGTAGTATTACCACGACATCCAGGAAACTAAACGAGAATCAAAACACCGCCATTCACAGGGCGGCCGCAAGAAGATACGAAGAGAGGAATCCGAGAAGTAGAATCGGAAATACGGATATACTATCTTCGTGGGATGCTGGCATGAGAAAACTCGAAATGCGCGACAAACTGAAAGAGTTTAATTTCGCCACGAGGATGTCAGGGTTTGGCAGATATGTTGATAAGGAATCGGAAGTAGTAGATTCAATCGAGAACAAGAATGAATTGCTCGACGCTGGTAATAGGAATCGCGCCCGTATGAGATCGGAACGCAACTATCGCTTCTGGTACGACAACGCAGACGAGTTCGACCAGAAGATACACGATCTCACGATGCGCTATCACGGCGATAAGAAAAGTGCTGACCAGACATATCGTAAGATGTTGCAGAAGGAGTTTCCGATATTCTTCAAGAGCTCGAAGATGAGTACGAAGGATATGCACAAGATGGCGACAGGAATGAGGAATATGAGAAATGTTCCACTTGTCGGTGGTGCTATAGGAATCATGTCGAATCCAATTTCTGGCTCTATCATTTCTGCACTTGGCGCATACAAGATTATCGACAACTTTTTTGAAGCGCAGAACGCATACAATAAATCTATCAGTTCTTGGAATAGGTCACAAAGAACTGTGAGTGATTTTGATTTTAAGAATTACGAAAAGTTCTTTCGACTTGCTGGATATGAATCAAAAGACGATATTTATAGGGCTATCGGTTCTATGTATGGAACTGGAATGACACCTGAAATGGTGTTTAGGATTGCGTATCAAGCAAAGGAAATGAATCCTATTGCAAGAAAGATGTATCTTGATTCTGTTGGAATAGATGAAGGGATATACAATGCCGCGCTATTTAGATATGGGGAAACTCCATCAAAGGCAGAAATCATAAACGCAAGAGCGAACGAACTTGAAGATGAGAAGAAGGAGGCTGGATCGTCCGGAGGGAATTTCTGGCGCTGGCTTGAACTTGCTCTGTTTAAGAATTTTGAAGCAAGAACAAATAAATCGTTTTCTAATGCCGCATTTGAAGGTCTTGGAACTGTTGGAATTGGTGGATCAGCGTCTCTCGGATTATTGTTGTACAATCCTTCTGATACAACAAAGGCGATAGACGAGGCAAATTCAGCCGCCGCATCGCTCGACAACTACCAGAGGAATGGCGGCGACTATTCCGTCGGTGCTTACGGAAGTTCAGGCGACAAAACCACCACGAAGATTTACCAGTTGAACGGCGACATCATAACCGATGCCGACAATATCAAGAAACTTGCCGCAGACGCTGAAGGTAAAACTGAAATCATCGACAGATACGAAGAGAGCGTTTCTGCTGACACGAAGAGATCGAGGTAATGCAATATGAAAGCAAGCGTATATCTTGACGAAGGTGCTGGCGACGAACTTCAGGGATTCAGCGTCCTTGAGGTTATCGTCGATAAGCCGTCGAGAGTTATTGG